GAGTGGCTTTTGGGTCGGACTCACCTGCCTGGATGTCCTCGACGGTTAGGCTCCAAACATCGAAGGGTTTGACCGGTTGCCCTGCGGCTTGACGCTTGTGAGCGTGATACGCCAGGAACATAAGATCCCAGATGCCGATATTTCCTTCGGCGTGCGTGATCTTGTTGCCGGTTTCCCTTTCCCACTTAGCCCACTCCGGCGGTTGCGCGGTGTAGGTTTCAACGGTTCCCGAGCTATATGTGATTGTAATTGGTAACTTCATATCCCGATTCTCCGATTAGCTAAAGGACTCAGCCGGAACGCCGATGACCTGGAACTCAAATGTTACTGTCTGAGCGTCGTTTCCGCTTCCACCTGCTGACGGCCAAGCAGGGAGAATCTGGAAAGTAAAGACCGCGCCTGATGCTGCGGTGAATACGGTGCTAATTCCGGTGTTCGGTGCTGACTCAGCAACGCCCCAAAGAATCTCGCAAAGTGATCCGGTTGCGCCCCAATCAGCGAGCATCTCAACCGAAAAGGTGAAGTTGTTATCGAGAACCTTGTAAGCCTTGCCATCAAGTGTCTCGTAGGTTTCGCGAACCATCTCGCCGCTTAGAACGGCTGAGGTCGCCTGAGCGTCGAAATTGTTACCACCGATTGTGAAGGTAACGTCTCGACCGGTAATTACGGCGGTAGGCATTCCTGCTCCTTAGTTTTGAAAATAGGTTGAAACCCGAATATCAGCGACGAGCTGATTTGCGGATCCCACCTGGGTTACGGTTGGTCGATTGACCTCTCCGACGATATAGCCGGAAGGCAAATTCGTCAGAACGCTAGTGATGAGCTGCTCTAAGTTATCGAGCGCGGCAGCGTTGCTCGCATAGTTGACGCCAATGGCGAGAACCATATTGACGCGTAGTCTCAGCGTCGCTTTTCCGATTGTCTCGATTTCCAAATAAGGATCATCTGGAACGAATGAAACATGAGGAACCTGTGGAGCCTCGGGAACGTGATCGTAGATATTGGCAGGAACCGCAGCGAGCGAGGATTTGAGCGCGGCGCGAACCTCGGTCGCGATGGTCATAGCGCGATCGACTCCGAATCGATGTGCTTACCGAGTAAGCCTGAAACTCTGTTGAATAGGCTACGACCGAGACGGAACGGCGTCACCTGGAAATCGACACCTTCGATCTGACCGCCTACTGCGCTGCGTGATTGAAAGACCTCGGTGGCGACCGCTAGAACAGCCGACTCAACCTCTGGAACGCCTACGTAGGTGCTTGCGCCGGTTAGGGTCGCGGTTCCAGCCGGAATGAGGTTTCGTTTTGCGATGTCGGCATTAGTGATCGCCACGCGGAAGGTCGTATCGCTAAGACCGTCTGCGAGAACGGTGTGAGTGCCGTTGAAAGGTGAGCCGGCATTCGCGATGACGACGCTTTGACCTTCGTTGAATACCTGAACGGCATCGAAGGTGAAGATTGCTTGATTGTCTTGCAATTCGACCGAACGAATCGGGCTGGAGTATTTGACGAGCATCGGAAGCACGACATTCTCAGCCGTATCGATGACGTCCTCCAAAATAGGATCCGAGTAAAGCGAAACGGAGACACCGAGGACGGCGCGTAATTGACCTACGCTGATGATTGTCGGCACGGATGCTCCTTTCGATTAGGGATCCTGGGTGGGCTCGGGATCACACCCACCCAGGACTATTGATAACTACGCGACGGTGAGCTTACGGAACGCGTCTGGGTAGCGGTTGACTACTGCGACGTAGCCATAGATGCCGATCTCGATGCGACCATTTGCAACGACGTTCGCACGGATCTGGACTGTGCCGGACTCATGGAAACGCATTGCCATTGATGGGTAAACGAGAGCGAATTGGTCGCCGGTGTAGTTTGGATCGACGACCAGGTCGAGTCCTGCGACTGTTCCGTTGGTCGAACCCTGGGTGATTGCACCTGCGGCGTTGCTTGGCGAAAGAGCCGAGAAAAGCGGACGCTTATCCTCATCGACTGCAGCGAGAAGCTGAGCCCATGAAACTGTGCCGGCTGCCGATGGGTGAACGACGAGACGGTTAGGTGTGCGGCGCATGACGCTATAAGAGTCAGCGATACCATCGACGATTGCTGCGTAGATGGTGGAACCGGACGAACCGACTGCGGTGTCGCGTGCAAGTCCGAGAGCATACGCATCGGTCTTTTGTGCGTACGACGCTGCGAGCTCACGAAGGAGCAAGTCAACGAAGGATGGGTCGGAACGATCGACGAGCTCGACGTTGATGATGTTGGCACCAGCGAACTTGACGATGTTGTCCTCTTGGAAGGTTACTGCGGTGTCGGTTGAATCAAACTCGACGCCTTCTGCGGTCTGAGCAACTGTTGCCTGTGCTCCGAGCTTTGGCGTAAAGATCTTCATGCCGGACGCTGGAAGTGCTGCGCGCTCGATGGAGTTGATGAACGGACGTGAATCATCGATGACGCCGATGATGTCGCGAAGATAGTTCGGTGGAACCATTCCGGTGTTCTCGGAAACGGTCGAGATCTCGAGTGCTGCAACGAGATCGCGTGCATCGGTGTCGCCTTGTGCAGCGCGAACCTGTGCGAGTGCATATTGTCCTGCGGTGACGTTGAGATTCACGCGCGGAGCGGTGAACATAGGTGCAGACTTAGCCTGAACCTCTGCCACCGGTGCTTCTACCGTTTCGACGGCAGGAGCTGGAACGGTAGTGTCGGACACTTGTTCTCCTTGTGTTGTTGGTTGATCCTCAGAAGCGGATGCTTCCTCGGAAACTTGTTCGTCGCTTGCTGCTACCTCAGCGACTCGCGCTGAATCAATTGCTGGCTCTGTAACGAGGCTAACTTCGATGAGCTTTGCGGATGAAATCACCATCGCGCCATCATTGTTCGCCCAATCGTTCAATTTCACACCCACGCTAAAGCCGTCTCTAAGTCCTTCGGCTGCCTCCACGAGAGCATCAGACGCCGCGCTTGTATTTGCCAATTTGAACTTGGCTTCGATGCCCGTGTCGGTAACTTCTGCGCTGACCATCTTGCCGATGGGTCGGGTAAGTTCATGCTCCAGCAAAAGCTTGACGTTTTTGTTGAATTGAATTGAATCCTTGCTGAAAATGGTGCGTCCGGCTGATGTGTTGCCTTCCTCATCCCAGGTCACGATTCGACCGGTAAGAGTGCGTGACTCGACGTCTGCCGCCGTGATAGTCATTGGGAAATTGATCTTCATCCTAAGAGATCCTCTGCCTTTCTAACTTCCTCGACGGTCATCGCTCCGATGCCGGTGAGAATCTGATAAATCTGCGCTCGCTCTAATGGATTTCCTCGAAGAAAGTCATCCAGGTCAAAGCGAACGCGAGTGCCTGCCGGTGTGAAGTCGTCCATCGATAGACGCGATTCAATAGCGGTCAGGATTGGTCGAAGCGAGAAGTCGATAAGCGAACGACGCTCATTCGTCGCGTTGGAATACGTCATCGATGTGGATTCTGCGCTGAGGAAATAAGCCGGGATCCCACATTGACGCGCTAGTTCCAAAGCGATGTATTGACGTGCCTCGCTGAGTTGTAATTGCTTAGGATCAAAGCCGAGAGCCTGTAATTCGACGTCAGCATTGAGGAAAGCGGTTGCGCGATTCTGTCGGCTGACTTTCCATGATTCGAGAAGTGCTTTGATGCGCTCGGAAGGTAGGTTCGTGCCGGTCGATTTGAGAACCATCGTTGGAAGCGGTTCTTTCGCGTAGATTTCGGCAGCCTTTTCTAATTCAATCGCTGCTCTGATAGTGCGACCGGCACGATTCAAGATTCCCACATCTGCGAGATTGTAAAACGCAATAACTGAACCAACACCGGTCATTGGAACGTTCTGTCCGTTGACTGTGTAACCGATTACTTCTGTTCCAAGAGGATTCGTTCGAACGCTAACCCAGGTTGGATCGATGCGTGTCCATTGACGAACACGACCACCATCCGAAGCGGCATACATGTCGAGAACCTGACCGTAAGCAACACCAAAAAGCCATAAATCCTGAGCGAGATACGAATAAATCAACGATGCAGGAACGCGAGGATCGGGCTGACGAAATGATCGCTCAACCGGGATGCGTGAACCTGATGCGTCATTGAATTTTTCAATCGGTAATGATCCAACGACCGAGGTAATGATTCCGTTAGCGCGTGCAACTGCTGGAACTGATAAAGCTGATGCGCGAGGAACGCTGATTGTGCCGCCTGCGATATTGAGTGCGGTTTGGTTGACGTAGAAAGGTGCGAGAGAAGCTGCAACGTCAACTACGTCGTCAGTTTGTTTTGGAGTGCCGAATAAATCGGATAAGACGCCCATTGATGGATAATTCTAGCACGAAAGACCGTCTAATAAACGAAACCGCCGGCGTCCAAAGACCGGCGGTCGCGTTTCCTGGAGTATCTGACTCCGGGAGCGGATCAAGCGCGTTCAGCCTACGACGATGTCGATCCCGTCGTCAACTCGAGTCGCAAAGTGCGTGACCAGGGCTGACGCGACGGCAGCGCAGACGGTGGCGCTGGATGCCCGACGACCGATAACCCATGAAGAATCCCCACGTTGATACTTCACGGCTGAAAGCACTTGCTTGGTGAATTCCTCCTGACCCGAATGCCGGAATCTGCCGCTATTGATCGATCCCGACCATTCGTCGCACGCTTGCATGTAATCGTTGCCATCGACGTCATGCACCGGAATACCAGCCGGGATGAGTCGAACCGCGATCGCGGATGCGGTTTGCTTCGAGTAGGCAAGCGTCTCGACCTGATACTTTCGAACCCACGGCGCGATGTCGTTCGCCAGGGCTTTATCGTCGAGAGCCAAATCGTTTTTCCATGTCTGCAAGAGGACGACACCGAATCGGTCGCCGTCGAGCTTTTGAGCCGCAACCAAAGCCGCTTCCTGGCGACTAGGGCTGAGATCGATACCGAGCCAGGTGGTCTTTTGAGGATCGAGCACGATCTTCTCATCGCGGCAGGTTTCCCATTGGTCAGGGTCGACCGCACCATTCAAAGTCGTCACCCATTGGCAAAGCATTTCGGTTCGAATGGTGTCCGGTGGATCATTGAGAGCCATTTTCAGATTCTCAGGGTGGATGGTGTAACCAAGCGATGGATTTGCCTGCGCTAAGCCTTCCCACATTTTCAGGGATCCGTCGATGGGAGTGTCCGGATGTGCCGAATACTCCCACCAACCGATATCGTCACCCGAACCGCTCAGAGAGGCAAGAGCGCGATCACGTAACGAATTCAGGATCACCGATGAAGCGTCACCGGCGTTCGAATAGATCCAGGTCTGCGGATTCCTGGCTGCCTGGAGCGTATAGCGAATCGATGCCCAGGTTGCTTCGTTCTTATACTCGCGAAGCTCATCGAGGTGGATGGCTTCGGGCTTCGAGATACCGCGAGTCGCGTTGTTGCTCGCTCGGTAGATATACCGCGCTCCGTTCATGAATTGGATTTCTTGTTCGCCATTCGCCCAACGAATCTTCTTCACTTCGCCTGCCAGCTTTGAGGCTTCGACTATGTCGACCAGCCTTTTGAACGATTCTCGGGCTGTTGAGATGGTGTGAGCCGTTCCGATTTGCAGGTCGTCTCCGTAAAGCATCGCTCCGGCGAGGATGCGAAGGATCATGAAAGTCGTCTTGCCGGACTGCCTGGCGATCAGAAGCCCATTGAGCGGATAAGCCCATCGACCGTTTTCTTTGACCTTGAGGCTGTTTATGGCGACGAATTCCTGCCAGGGAAGCAACGGGAAGCCGATTTCGCGGCAAAAGTCGATCATTTCCTGACCGCGAGACGGTAAATCATTCAGTTTTGAGTGAATACGTGGTTCAGTAACACCCCTTATTTCCGATATGAGCCGATCAGTCACGATGCTTCCTCATTTCGGTCTACCGACCCAGATTCGTCGCCGTAGTGGACGATTGTGTCCGTTTGAGAGGTAAAAGAGTCCAGGGGGGTCGATGCCT